CCTTTGTCCTGCCCCGGTTCACGGGCCGGATGCTCTCGGCGCTGGAGCCCATGCCCGGCGCCTCCCTTGTGGGGGATCCCAAGGCCGGGACCTATACGGTCACCTGGCGGGGGAAGACCTACACCCCGGATGAGGTCCTGCACTTCCGGCTCTTCGCGGATCTCACGGAGCCCTGGCGGGGCCGGGGCCTCCGGGTCCAGGCCCAACGGGTGGCGGCAAGCCTCCTGCGCGCCGGCGCCGTCAAGGACGCCCTGAACGACCCCGCCTATAAGCCGCCCATCATCATCTCGGTGGATTCCGACGCGGATCTCACCGATGACGGCAAGCGGGAGGAGTTCCGGAAGAAATACCTGGAGAAGCCGGAGGAGGAGGGGAAGCCCTGGGTCCTGCCGGAGGGCCTGGTGAAGGTGGACACCATCAAGCCCCTAAGCCTCACAGATCTGGCCATCAAGGACACCGTGGAGCTGGACAAGAAGACGGTGGCTGCCATCTACGGCGTCCCCCTCTTCATTCTGGGCCTGGGGACCTATAACCAGGCCGAGTATAACAGCTTCATCAAGACCTGGGTGGAGCCCATCTGCATCGGCATCGAGCAGGAGCTGACGCTGCAGCTCCTCATCTCCGATGAGATGTATTTCCAGTTCAACCGCCGGCGCCTGTATTCCTACGATCTCAAGAGCCTCATCGATCTGGATCTTGCCATGAGCGACCGGGGCTATTTGAACGGCGACGAAGTCCGGGAAGACGCCTATCGGGATCCCGCGGGCCTGAAGGAGTACAAAGTGCTGGAGAACTACCTGCCCTATGACATGTCCGGCAAACAGAAGAAACTGATCCAGGAGGATGACCATGAAGAAGACGATGACAGTGAAACCTGAGACAGCCCCCGTCACCCGCGCCCGGCGCACCGAGTTCCAGACCCGGTCCGAGGGTGAGGATTTGATCATTGAGGGCTACTTTATAGTCTTCAACCAGCCATATTACTACGACGATATGTGCGAGGAGGTCATCGACCCCCACGCCCTGGATAATGCTGACACGAGTGATGTCCGCGCCTTGGTGGATCACCTGAGCCATCTGGTGCTGGGCAGATCTCTTGCCAATACGTTCACGTTTACCATCGATGAGATAGGGGTCTTCTGCACCATCCGGATCAATGGCCGTGATACCGACGCCGTGAACCTCCACGCCCGCGTCCAGCGGGGCGACGTCGATCAGGCCAGCTTCGGATTCGATGAAGCGCCCGACGGAGTAGTGTATGAGGATCTGCCGGATGGACGCATTCGGCGCCGTGTCCTCCGCATCTCCAAACTCTGGGAGGTCAGCGTGTGCACCTTCCCCGCATACGAGCAAACCTTTGTAAACGCCCGCAGCAGGGAGGCTGCCGAACTGAAGGCGGCCACCCTACGGGCCAAGAAAAACAATCTGAAAAGGAGACTGAAACATCATGCTTAAAGCCCTTACCCTGCAGAAGAAGCGCACCGCGCTGAACACCAAGCTGAAGCAGCTGCGCGCCAAGCAGAAGAAGCTCCGCGACCAGGAGACCGATCTGGAGAAAGAGATCGAGGCCCTGGAGGAGATCCCCGCCGAGATCGAGGCCCAGGTGGATGAGCTCTCTCAGCAGCAGACCCAGGTGTCCGACGACATCGCCCAGGTCCTGGATGAGCTGGAGACCATCGAGGCGCAGCTGGACGCCATCGAGCAGGACGGCGCCGGCGATCCCGCCGATGACGAAGAGGAAGAGCGGGGCCGCCCCGCGCCCCAGCGCCGCGCCGCTGCCCAGCCGGTTATTCCCGAGTCCGGCTCCTTCCGCAGCCGCAGCCGCTGTTTTACCTCCCGCAGCCAGCGGGACGCCTTCTATGCCCTCAGCGACGTGAAGGAGTTCCTGGGCCGGGTCCGGTCCATGCTGGGCGCCAAGCCCGCCAGCCGCCGCGGCGTCACCGGCGCGGATCTCACCATTCCCACCGTGGTCCTGGACCTTCTGCGGGACAACATGAACGAGTATTCCAAGCTCATCACCAAGGTCCGCAAGAAGTCCATCAAGGGCCGCGCCCGCCAGAACGTGCTGGGCGAAGTGCCCGAAGGCGTGTGGACCGAGATGCCCGGCGTCCTCAATGAGCTGACCTTCACCCTCACCGAGGTGGAGATGGACGGCTACAAGGTGGGCGGCTATATCCCCATCGACAACTACATGCTGGAGGACTCCGACGTCAACCTGGGCGAGGAAATCCTGTACATGCTGGGTCAGGCCATCGGCCTCGCTCTGGATAAAGCCATCGTCTACGGTACCGGCGCCAAGATGCCCGTGGGCTTCGTCACCCGCCTGGCCGAGACCGCCGAGCCCGCATACTGGGGCGATAACCAGGGCACCTGGACCGACCTGCACACCAGCAACGTCAAGAAGCTGAGCCTGACCGCCAAGGCCGGCACCGAGTTCTTTGACCCGCTGCTCCGGGCCCTGGGCGTGGCCAAGACCAACTATACCGACGGCATCCGCACCTGGGTCATGAACGAGACCACCAAGACGGATCTGCTGATCCGTTCTCTTGGCGTCAACTCCGCCGCGGCCCTTGTGGCCGGCATGGAGAACACCATGCCCATCCTGGGCGGCGAGATCGTCACGGAGGAGTTCATGCCGGATAACACCATCGCCGGCGGCGCTCTGGGCGCCTACCTCCTGAGTGAGCGGGACGGCGGCCAGTTCGGCTACAGCGACCTTCCGCTGTATATCCAGGACAAGACCGTCTTCAAGGGCACGGCCCGCTATGACGGCAAGCCGGTCCGGGGTGAGAACTTCGTGATCGTCAACTACGCCAACGTGGATCCCGCCACCACCATTTCCTTCGCCCCCGATACCGCCAACACCGAGTCCGGCGGCGAAGGCGGCGAAGGCTGAAACGCTTTCTCCATGATTTCCTCCCTTAACCCGTCGCGTCCCTCCGGGGGCGCGGCGCGGAGGAGGAAATAATGCTTCCCCCGCACCCCGCCCCCGTCCTTCGCTTCTGCCTCCGTCCTTCTTCTGTCATTGCGAGGAGCGAAGCGACGTGGCAATCCGTACCCCCGTCCCCCGTTCCCCGTAGGGGCCGGCGCCCTCGACGGCCCGCGTCCCCGTCCCCAAAGCCGTCCCCCTCGGGGGAAGGTGGCCCGAAGGGCCGGATGAGGGGCGTACCCTCGTCCCCTCCTCCTCGTAACGCCCGCCCCTCCCGCATCCCCGTCCCCCGCACCCCGTAGGGGCCGGCGCCCTCGACGGCCCGCGTCCCTGTAAAACCAACGATCTCACTCCGGAGGTGACCCGCCATGGCAGAAACCTCATACACCTACACCGATCCCGCCTTTCCGTTTCTGAAGGCGGATCTGGGCTATCTCGGCGAAGCGCCCCAGGAGGTCTGTTCCTTTATGGAGGGCCGCCTCACCATGGCCCGGGCGGATCTTGCCCGCTGCGGCATCGATACCTCCGGGGACACCGTGGAGGACCTGCAGCTTGTGGCCATGTACGCCGCCTGGCTCTACCGCAAACGGGACAGCGGCGAGGGCAAACCTCAGATGCTCCGTACCGCAATCCATGACCGCCAGGTGGCCCGGGCCACGAAGAGGGAGGGGGAACCGTGATCTACGATAAGGGCCCCCTCGCCGTCTATACCCTGGCGGGGGGCGGCAGCCCCCTCACCGGGCGGCTGGAAGCGCTGAGCCAACATCTCTATCAGGAACTTGAGGTCTATCACGCCCGGTACTGGGAATCCGTCCAGGCCGGCAGCCGGATCGACACCATGCTCCGGGTCCCCTTCGGGGATGAGATCGAGGCCTCCCATTACTGCATCCCGGCGGACGGCCACGTCTACCGGATCCTGCAGGCCCAGCACGGCCGGGATGAGGACGGCCTCCCGTGCTGCACCCTGAGCCTTCAGAGGGAGGAGAAGAACTATGATGTCGTGGGAAGAAGTTAAACCGGCCCTGGAGGAGCTCTGCGGGGATATCCACGAGCTGGCCGCCCCCGCGGGCGTCACCCGGGCCATCGTCTGGCACCGCTTCGGCCGCAGCCGGATCTGCGGCGATAACCAGACCGTGGCGGCGGCGGATCGGATCCAGCTGGATCTCTACTGGCAGCGGTCCGGTGATACGCTGCAGGAGGACGTCTACGCCCTCCTGAATTACTACCAGGTCCCCTATGAGGAGCAGGATACCGCCTATGATGACGATGCTGCCATGATGCGCTGCATCCTGCAGCTCTGGGTGCTTTGATATGGCGAAGTTCACACCCCGGATCGATCCTGCCCTCACGGGCAGCCTGGAAACTCTGGAGACCATGGATGAGGAATCCCGGTGGAGCATCCTCCTGGCCGGGGCGGAGGCCCTGGCGCAAACGATCAAAGAAGCCATCCTGCAGCGCTTCAAGCAGCATACCGGCGACCTGGCGGACAGTCTGAAGATCACGGAGAAGACCGGGGCCAACGGCTCGCTGGCCCACGTGGCCCCCGCCGGGAAGCATTCCAGGTCCTCCACCGGCAAGCGCCGTCCCAAGGGAAAAGGCGTCTTCCACGGCACCAATGCGGAGATCCTCTATGTGCTGAACTACGGCTCCGCCCGGATCTCCGCCACCCACGTCTTTGACGATGCCCTGGACGCCTCCGAGGAGGCGGTCACCGCCGCCATGCAGGAGGCCTTCAACCAATATCTGGACAAGTTAGGACTGTAAAGGAGTTTATCAATGAAGAACAAAGTCAAGGTGCCTCTGGGGATGCAGCTGAGCTACTTCGGCAAGATCGCCTCCGAGGCCGCGAACAGCCACCCCACCTATGAGACGCCCCTGGACATGGGCCACGCGGTCAAGGGCTACCTCACCGTCACTACCGCCACCGGCGACGTCTACGGCGACGACGTGGACCAGCTCCATTTTGAGAGCTTCGTCTCCGCCCTGCTGGAAAGTGAGACCACCTGCTCCGATCTGGAACTCAACGCCGAGGTCTACGGCCATACCTACGCCAATGAGACGGAGACCTCCAATGTGGAGGATCAGTCCCCATATGGCGGCTACGGCTACATCGAGCCCATTCTGAAGGGAGACAAGACCCTGATCTACCGGGGCACCTTCCTCTATAAGGTGACGGCCATGGCCTCTAGCGAGAAGAGCGAGGCCGATACCCGGAAGAACGACTTCAATCCCAAGTACAACGCGGTGTCCTACTTCGTCACCGCCGATGAGACCGGCGACTGGCGGGACCGGCAGGAGTTCACCACCGCCGCCGCGGCCGAGGCCTGGGTGTTGGGCAAGTTCGGCACCGCCGAGGCTGACACCGAATCCGCCGGCTGATCCCCTCCTCGTAACGCCCGCACCGTTCGCCGTGGGCCACGGCCCCCCGTCTCACCCTCGGGCGTTCTCGTCGTCTCCCCCGCAAAACCCGCTTCGCTGGGCTTTTGCGGGGACCCCGACTGCCTTCCCCGTCCCTGCCGTAGGGGCGGCAACCTTGTCGCCCGTCCCCGCACCCCGTAGGGGCCGGCGCCCTCGACGGCCCGCGTCCCCGCGCCCCCGTAGGGGCGAACTGTGTTCGCCCGCTTGCAACCCGCCCTCGTCCATCTTCTGTCATTGCGAGGAGCCCAAGGGGCGACGTGGCAATCCGCATCCCTGCCCCAAAGCCTTCCCCCTCGGGCCCAGCGTGGCCGGGATCTTTGACCCCGTGCCACGGTGAGGTGCCTTGTGCTGGAAGGTGGCCCGAAGGGCCGGATGAGGGGCGTCCCTCGTCCCCGCCCCCGCGCCCCCACCCCATATCAACGTGTCCAAATTGGACACCGGAGGACCCTATGAAACATACCGATTTTTCTTTTAACGGGAAAACCTACGCGCTCAGCTTCACGGCCGAAGCGCTTTTTACGGTTTATGACAAATTCGGCGTGACCGACGATATTCTCGCGGCCACCCACTGCCTGGAGCCCACCCAGGAGGGCTGGAAGAACTGCTGCTGGCTGGCGGCGCTCATGGCCTCCCAGGGCGAGCTCCAGCGCCGCTATCTGGGCTATGACCCTCAGCCAATGCTGAGCATGGAGGAGCTGCGCACCGGCTTCATGGCGGCGGACAGCACACTCCTGCGCATGGCCGTCCGGGCCGCCCTGGAGCAGGGCTTCCGCAGGGAGGTGGAGGAGCCCGACGCGGAGAAAGAGATCAACCTGGTCCTCCGGGAGAGGGAGAAGGAAGACGCCTCAAAAAAAGCGAAGCAGCTGGCGCGATCCGCGCTCGATACCTTGCGTCAGCTGCTTACCACCTCCATCTCCTACTCCGGGAAGCACTTATCTTAAACCCGGGGACCTATATGGACATGGTCGCGTCCCTGCGGCCGCCTGAGCGCGAAGAGGAGGCGGAGTAATGGCAGTAAGACAGATCGGCGCCGACGTCGTCCTGGGCGGCGAGCGGGCGTTCAACGACGCCATGAAAGGCGTCAACAGTAATCTGAAATCTCTGAGGGCGGAGATGTCCGCCGTCTCCAGCGAGTTCATCGGCAACGAGAAGAGCACCGAGGCCCTCACCGCTGCCAACGAGAAGCTGGGCGAGATCCAGGATCAGCAGCGGGCGAAAATGGACGCCCTTGCCGCCCGCCTGGACGCGGTCAAGGCAAAGACCGGCGAGAACTCCGCAGCAACGGATAAGGCCCGCACCGCGCTGGCTAACGCCACGGCGGAGTATAACCGGACCTCCGCCGCCATCGAAAAGAACGAGGAGCAGATTGAGGAAAACACCAAGGCGGAAAAGCGCCACATCGATGTCCTGAAACTGCTCTCCTCCGCCGCCAGCGGCGCCGGGACCGCCTTTACCGCCACCGCCAAAGGCGCGGCACTTCTGACCGCCGCGGGCCTCACCGCCGCCGGCGCCCTGGGCGTCCTGGCCACCCAGGGGCTGAAGATGCTTTCGGATACCCTTCAGAACGGGGATCCCCGCTTTGCCAACCTCTCCCGCCACTTAGAGCATATCTCCACCGCGGCGGAGGGCGCCAAGTCCGCCCTGGCCTCCTCGCTGCTTCCTGCCCTGGAACCCTTCTCCAAGAAGGCCGCCGGGTACCTCTCGGCCATGCAGTATGAGTTGGAGAGGGCTGACCCCTCGGAGATGGGCCCCATCGTCACCAAGTATATTACCAAGCTCCTGAAGCTCGCCCGGGACGCCGTCCCCCAGTTCATGGAGCTGGCCGGGGAGCTCCTGGGCGGCTTCGGCGAGGGGATCGAAGAAAACCTCCCGGAGATCCTGGATGAGGCGGAGGGGATCCTCCTCACCCTCCTGGATGGCCTCATCGCCGCCGCCCCGGAAATGGGCGATATGGCTGCTACCCTCATCACTATGCTGGTGGACTTCCTGGCCACTGCGTCCCCGGAGCTGCTGACAGCCGGGGTGGATCTCATCACCCAGCTGGTGCTGGGCCTGGCAAACGCCGCGCCCCAGCTCATCGCCAAGGCGCCGGAGCTCATCCGGCAGCTCCTGAGCTCCCTCGTCGGGGCGGCGCCGCAGCTGGTTATGGCCGGCCTGCAGCTGGTCCTGGCCCTCATCCAGGGCTTGGGAGACGCCATCCCTCAGCTTCTGGCCATGGTGCCGGAGCTGATAGGGGAGCTGATAGGCCGCTTCGCCGATGAGGCCGGGCGGTTTAAGGATATCGGCTCGAACATCGTGGAAGGTGTCAAACAAGGCCTGCTGAACGCCTGGAACGGACTCAAGTCCTTTGTGGGCGGCCTCTTCGACAGCTTGATCGGCGGCGTCCGGGCCCAGGAGGGCATCCACTCCCCGTCCACCCGCTGGGCGAAGGAAGTGGGCGAGCCGGATGCCGAAGGCGTGGGCGTGGGCTTTGCCCGCGGCATGCAGACCGTCAACAAGGAGATGGCTGAGGCCATCGATACCAGCTTCTCCGTGGGCGCCACCGGGCAGTATGCCGGCAGCTTCGGCGACTATGGCAGCGCCGGGAGCCGCGTCACCAACATGGGCGGCATCGTGATCCAGATCTACGCCGCCGAGGGGCAGAGTGAGGAGGAGGTCGCGGAGGCCGTGGCCTACCGCCTGCAGGACATGCTGGATGATAAGGAGGCGAGCTGATGCTCTGGTATAACGGCATATCGTCCGGCGAGCTGGGCGTGGTGGTGGAACACTACCCGCCCCGCCCCGTGCCCAAGCGCAAAGCAAGCCGCTGGTCCATCCCCGGCCGCAGCGGCGATCTCATCCGCTATGAAGACGCCTGGGAGAACGTGATCCAGACCTATGAGATTGCCATCGTGGCCCCGCGCCGGGACCTCAGCCGGCAGATCGGCGCCGTGGCGGCCTGGCTCATGGCCACGGGCTATCACCGTCTGGAGGACAGCTATGATCCGGAGATCTACCGCATGGCCGCCTTTCTGGGCGGGCCGGAGGTGGAGGACGTGCTCCACCGCTTCGGCCGGGCCCGAATCCAGTTTGACTGCTGCCCGCAGCGCTATCTGAAGGCGGGGGAGGAGCTGGTGACCTTCACCGCCGCCGGCAGCCTTTTTAATCCCACGGGCTGCCCCGCAAAGCCAATCATCACCCTCCGGGGCTCCGGTGCTGCAACCCTCACCGTGGGCGGCAGCACGCTGCAGTTTACAAGCTGCTCCGGCCTTATCCTGGACTGCGATACGGAAAACGCCTCCGGCATTCAGAACGCCAACGCGGACGTCTCCGGAACTTATCCCATCCTGGGCGCCGGGGAGACCGCGATCAGCTTCTCCGGCGGCATCACGTCCCTGGAGATCTTCCCGAGGTGGTACGAAATATGAGACCTATTTTATTCGATTCATCGGCCGCAGACTTTACGAGCCACGGCCTGGGCACCCTCGCCGATGCCGTCAGCTGCAAGGCAGCGGCGGAGGAGAACGGCACCCCGCAGCTTACGCTGCAGTATCCGGTGTCCGGCATCCATGCCGATCTCATCCGGGATGGCTGCATCCTCCTGGCCAGGCCGGACCCTTACAAGGACCCGCAGCCATACCGAATCCATCGCCACACCAAGCCCATCAAGGGCCTGGTGACCTGGTACGCCCGGCATCTCAGCTACGACGCCGCCGGGATCCCCGTAGCCCCCTATGACGCCTACAGCGCCGCGGAGGCCATCAATAAGCTCCAGTCTCAGGCGCTGCTGAGCTCCCCCTTCACCTATACGACGGATCTGGAGGCGGAGGCGGCGATCTCTTTCGGGGAGCCTGTCCTGCAGCGGGCGGCGCTCACGTCCATCGTGGAGACCTATGGCGGCTTCCTGGATTTTGACGGCTATCATGTCTCTCTGCTCGCCTCCCTGGGGGAGGATCGGGGCACCGTGATCCGCTATGGCGTGGATCTCACCGACGCCACCCAGGAGAGCAACATCAGCGAGGTCTATACCGGGATCCTGCCCTACTGCAAGCCCACGGACGGAGATGCCGTCCTAGGTCATGTGCTCCAGGCTCCCGGGACTTATGATTTCGTCCGGATCCTGCCGGTGGAGCTCAGTGACGCCTTTGAGGAGGTCCCCACGGTGTCCGAATTGGACACCGCCGGCGAGACCTGGCTGGAGGAACACGACATCGGCAAACCGGCGGTGAATCTGAAGGTCAGCTATGCGGACCTGGGGCAGGATGTCCGCCTCCATGACACGGTGGGGGTTCGCTTTGAGCGCCAGGGCATCGTCAGCAAAGCCAGGGTCATCAAGGTCACTTATGACGTGCTGGAGGAACGCTATGACTCCGTGGAGCTGGGTGACCACCGCACCAGCATTGTGGACACCATCGCGGGCGCCCGGAAGAAGCTCACCAGAACGCCTACAACCTCCGCAATGCAGGAGGCAATACTCACCATGACCGCGGTGATCCTGGGGGCCAAAGGCGGAGCCATCCGCTTTCTGGATACGGATGATGACGGTATGCTCGACACGTTGTATGTCGGCAACAACGCGGATCCGGCGCAGGCGGATAAGGTCTGGCGGTTCAACTATGAAGGCCTGGGCGCCAGCACCAACGGCTTCGACGGGCCTTTCGTTCTGGGCATGACCTTTGAGAACGGCGGCACGATCAACTGCCGGAACATCAACGTCGTGAACATCAACGGCCGGAACATTGAGAGTCAGTCCATCGGCGGCGGCAGCATCGCGGGCGGTGCCATCGGCACGAGCCACCTGGCCAACGGCGCTGTCACGGAAGACAAGACGGACTTCTCAGGATACTTCCACGGACGGAAGCGGTTCTCACTCATCGACGTCGCTGAGATCTATCTGAACGGCCAGCTTTTTGTCGACCACAACGGCAACATCATCACGCCTAACTAAGCAGGAGAGGAGACATATCATGATCGATCGCAGCATGAATCTCACCCTGGGGCGGCACGCGCCCCCTGTCATCATCCCTGTGAGCCAGTACGACGATATGTGGCGCTGGCGCTTTACCATTTATTATCATGACCAGATCTGGCAGATCCCCACCGGTGCCACCGTGATCATGACCGGCGTCAAGCCGGACGGCAACGTCTTTGCTTTCTCCGGCTCTGTCAGCGGCAACACGGCGGTGGTGAACTGTGATGTGCAGATGACCGCCTGCGCCGGGCGCGTGATCGGGGAGCTGCGGATCCTGGACAGCACCGGCCGCAGCGTCGGCACCTCCAACCTGATCCTGGCGGTGGAGCCGTCCCCGGACTATCAGGACGGGCCGCAGAGCGAGACGGTTCTGGCCGCTTACGGCAATATGATCACTCAGCTGGGGTCCCTGATCGACCGCCTGGGCGGTGCGACCGCTGACATCCCCGGCATTATCAGCGGCTGGCTCAATGAGCACATTACGCAGCCCACCACCCCGGCGGTAGACAGCAGCCTCAGTGTCCCTGGCGCTGCCGCCGACGCCAAAGCCGCAGGGGCTGCGGTGAGCGATGTAGAAGGTGCGTTAAATAACCAGACCATATACACCATAGATTATTCGGGGGGCGATTGTACGCTTCCGTTAATCGAAGGATTGTCAAGTGGCGACCTTAGAGTTGCCCGGCGAATGACGACAGATTTCATCTGCATTTCCGGGGATTTTGAGGTTTTTCTCGACGAGGACGCGGGTGAAGTTTCGTTTAACGTTGAGCTCTTTGATTCGTCGTTTGCTTCGATCGGTGATATCGTCTCAGACCAAAAAACGCATATTAAGAAGGTCATCTTCCGTGCAAATAACTACCCTGCTGCTGTATACGCAAAGGTGTGGGTATGCGACTGGTCAAACCCCGATACGGATTTGACAAAAACAAAATACGAATATGCAAAAAAGCATATCATATTCCGCCCTTATATCACCGTCAAAAAAGTAGGTGAGTATTCCCCAACCGATTTACGACAAGGGCGATCCGTCATTGATCATGCTTTGGTTTTAGACGAAAATCGGCGGGCGACAACGGACGTGTTTTACGAGAACACAGATAATTCATGGCCGATTTACAATGGCAGAAGTGATCTGCTTAGATTCTATCTGAAATATTATGATTCGGATTTTAATTTTGTAGAGGATAGCGATTGGTACGCCAACGGCGATATCGCCAGGCAAACCAACAATCCCTATTTCAAAATAGTGGTCGCCAGGCCTGAATCTGCAGATAGCGACATTATAACGACCGAAACGGCCAGAGAATTAGGACAGTATTTGAACCTCGGGAGCGACCTGGTAAAGAACTGCACCATAGACAATACCGGAGAATTCAATAATGTAGGCAGGATCAGAGCATGTGAATCACGGCGAACATATGTAAAAGATGCTTACATTAAATTCCTCGACCGGAACTATTGCTACGACCTTTGCACCTTTACCGGTTTGTCTGGGGCGATAAGCGAGGATTACGGCTGGTACACCTATAGCACAGACTTCGGAACGACCGACAAAGCTATACGTATCAGGGATCGGTATATCAGTATCATTTTTGCCAAGCTCGATCGTACTGCTGGTTTTACCGACGAGGAATGGACGGAGCTCAATGCAAAACTGCATGCCGGGACGCTTTATGAGGTCGTTGAATCCATTGACAAGAATGCGTTGGGCGAAGAGATAGAAAATGGATATCCTCTGTACTATGACGCCGAAGTAAAGGAAACCGTGAACTCGGTATGCTCGAAAATCGGCCATAATCCTGTCAAATTTGCGATGATTACCGATCTGCACGACAATGACCATTGGCATGTGTCCGAAACGGTAGAAAAGCAGATTATGGCGATCCGTGATTTGCACCGCAAAAACGGACTTGATTTCGTCATTTGCGGCGGCGATCTGACGGATGGCGGGTATAACGATAAGCAGGAGCTGCTGGATAAGTTCACGGAGTTCACAAAACGATTCAAAGAAATCGGGGTTCCGGTCATGCTTTTGAGGGGTAACCATGATGATAACTCGTATGCCGGATTGACACCGGACAGGGTCGTTACAAGGACCGAGTTTTACGCCCGCTGTATCGCGCCTTTCTCTGGGAAGGCGATAGCTCCAGACAAGACTTTTTATTATCAGGATTTCGAGTCCGTCAATACCCGCGTTATCTGTCTTGATTATATCGATTATCCCTGGGAGATCGACGGCGGAAATGTAACATACCATGCAGCCGGTGGCGATGGAGTATGGCGTGGATATTCCGATGAGCAGATCAAATGGCTGCTCGGGGACGCTTTGGACTGCAATAGGCGCATTATAGTCGCCACGCACTATAGTACACATGCAAATTTGATGAGCGCCTGGGAACAAAGCACGGATCGTAACTACACAGCAGTTAACCAGGCACTGATCGCATACAACAACCGTGGGACTGTCACGTTCGGCGGCCGGACGTATTCATTCGCGGACAAAACGGGAAAGGTCCTCTGCCAGGTAACGGGGCACAGTCATGCCTTCGGCGCTTTTAAGGATGACGGCATAGTGTGGTCAACGACAGGCTCTCCGTCGCCGGAAGTTACTGCACGCATATTCGACAACACACCATATGAAACAATGGGCAGTCGTACTTATGGCGATATCACTGAGGCGCATTTTAACCTGTTCGTGTGTGACGACAGCAATGTCCACATCATTTCGTTCGGTCAGATGGGCGACCTCGATTTCACTGTTTAGGAAAGGAGGCGATGATTCATGATTGTAGCAATCGATACGCGCAAGGCGACGGTTTGCAAAGCTGATCTGCTGACCAGCGGCTCTGCGGGCATTGCGGTGCAGTTTCGTTTCAGCGCGGATTGGGACGGCCTCAGCAAGATCGCCGTGTTCAAGGGCTCCGGGGTGAGCGTGGATGTGGTGCTGACTGACACCACTTGCGTCATCCCGGCTGAGACGCTGACGCAGAGCGGACTCAATCTCTACATCGGCGTGTACGGCACGGACGGCACAGGGGAGGTCATCATCCCCACCATCTGGGCCAATGCGGGGACGATCAGAACCGGGACGGTGCCCCGAGAGACTACGCCCATCGAGCCTACGCCCTCCGTGGTGGATCAGATCCTCGCCGCCGCATCGGAGGCGGTGGAGATCGCCCAGAGCGTCCGGGACGATGCGGATTCCGGAGCTTTTGACGGCGCAGACGGCGCGGACGGTGTCAATGGGGCCGACGGGCTCACGCCGTATATAGGACTAAACGGCGACTGGTGGATCGGCGACACAGACACCGGCGTATATGCCGGAGGTGACGTGCCGCACATCGGCTCCAATGGCCATTGGTTTATCGGGACCACCGACACCGGCGTCTCCGCCACCGGCCCCGCCGGTCCCCAGGGCCCCGCCGGCCCGCAGGGCCCGAAGGGCGACAAGGGCGACACCGGAGCAACCGGAGCGACTGGCCCGCAGGGAGAGCAGGGGCCGCAGGGCGACCCCGGCCCGGTAGAAGTGTACTGGGTGACCTACGGCGTGACCACCAACGCAGAGATCGAGGCGGCATATCAAGCCGGGAAGCTTATCCTTTGCAAGTACAGGTACAAGGTCTATACATCGTTCTGGTGGACGGGCGAGACCCGGCATTACCTATACTGCATGACGGGCGATGTCAGCTATTGCATAATGTGCGTTAATGGCGTTTGGAGCGAGACCACAACGCACCTTGCTGAGTCAGGGAGCTGGATTGAAACTCCGTGGAAACAGCCACTAAAGGGAGATTTCCTCGTCTTTGACGGGGAAACATGGGAGCCGCAGACCGTACCCAGCGCACAGGGGGTGAGCTTCTGATGAGTACATATCTCGTTGACAGCGCCGACCTCACCTCCGTAGCCGATGCGATCCGCACCAAGGGCGGCACGAGCGCACAGCTGGAGTTCCCGGACGGCTTTGTCGATGCGATTGATGACATTGAGACAGGGGGCGGCGGGCAAGCGCTGCCCGAAGGATTTTATGAGTTGCAGCACATTGTGTGCCAAAATGGAGCCTATTTAGAGACGAGCTATGTCCCAGTCCAATATGACGAAGTGCGTGTTGCATTTACCGTATACCAGTGGAAGGCACCTGTTATATCTGCGGGTAATGGTGCATATCAACTGATAGTGTTGCCATACGACGCAGGCGTTGGGAATACTATCTATGCCAGGTATTTTTCGAGTGGAAACGCGGTAGCGCTTGCAGCTGGAGGCATACGTTTAAATGATGGATACACCCTTTTTGTTAACAAGGACGGCCAGTTTCAATTAACGGGCGCTACATCGGGTGCTGATGTGGCACCGTATGAAGGCGACGTAAATAGTGTGTTATATGTTGGCAAGAGATCCGGGTCGGGCGTATTTTTTCAAGGCGAAATAGGAAAAGTGCTGATCACAAACAATGGATTGGCAAAGCTTTCTCTTATCCCGGCTATGAGGAAATCTGATTCTATGGTTGGTTTTTATGATTTAGTACAAAACACCTTTTTGACAAGTAGCGGTTCCACGCAGTTCCGTCCTGGGCCGATCGTGTTAAGCGATGCCGAAGCACTATCGATTCTGCTTGGAGGTGCTGTATGATCACAAGGGAGAGAGCATATGCGCTTCGTGCTCTGATCGAGAAAGCCACCGTCTCCCTCCCAGATGAGGACGCATTAGACGGCATTGAGCTTTTCCCGGCGTGGACGGTGGGCGTGGCCTACACCGCTGACACTCGCATTCGATACGATGGCAAGCTGTACCGGGTGGTGCAAGCCCACACCTCACAGGCCGACTGGACTCCAGATGCTACCCCGGCCCTCTATACCGAGGTGGCCAAGCCGGGGCAGGGTGATTCGCCCAACAATCCTATCCCGTATAGCGGCAATATGGAGCTCATTGAGGGCAAGTATTACAGTCAGAGCGGTGTTACATATCGCTGTACGAGAAGCACGGGAATCCCCGTATATAATGCGCTGGCTGATTTGGTTGGTATTTATGTGGAGGTCGTGGCATGATCAGTGCATGGAATTTGCTTTGGATTATCCCCGTGGCGGAGATCATCGGCTTTGTGGCGGCAGCCTTCTGCCGCGCGGCAAAGGAGGAGGAGAGATGACTCAAGTGGACAAGCTGCTCCAAGTGGCCCGCGCCGAGATCGGCGTGGCGGAGGATCCTCTGGGGAGCAATCACATCAAATACAATGCCGACTACTACACCCAAAAGCGTGGGTACCCTGTAGACCCAAGCGGAGAGAGCTACGCATGGTGCATGGTATTCGTCTGGTGGTGTTTCTGGCAAGCCGGACTGTCGCATTTGTTTTATGACGGCGGCATGACGGCAAGCTGTACCACGCTGATGCGCTGGGCACAGCGAGAAGGCAGATTTTTCATGGGCGGCTACAAAGCGGGTGATGTCTTTTTGTACCAGTTTGACGATGACGCCTACTCCGAGCATACGGGCATCTACACCGGGCAAGTGGACGCCCAGGGCCGCTACCTGGTCATCGAAGGGAACCACAATAACCGGGTCGAACTGGTGGCAAGAACGGACTCCGTGCTCTGGGGCGCCTTCCGGCCGGCGTTCGAAGTGGAGACAGATACGGTGCCCGATCCGGACACGCCCTCGGCTCCTTCCGCAGCCGCAGCCGGCATCGATCTGCCAACTGTCGCCTACGGGGATCGGAGCGAAGTCGTTCGCGCCATGCAGATCCTGCTCATCGGCAGGGGCTTCCCCTGCGGCTTCTGCGCCGCGGATGGCGAGTACGGCCCGGATACCAGGGCGGCGCTGAAACGCTTCCAGGAGCGTCGAGGGCTCACAGTGGATGCAATTTGCGGGCCTGCTACCTGGCGGAAACTGCTGGGAATCAATACATAATTAGGAGGATGAGAAAATGGAAGCTCCGAACAAAGCAACAGAAATCAAAGGTCTAATCACGGCCCTGCTGGCCTTCTTCACCGGTCTCTGGGGCTGGGTCGGCTGGGCGGTGGTGATCATGGTCGCCGCCATGCTGATCGACTACATCACCGGCTCCTGGGCCGCCAGAGCGCATGGGGAGTGGAGCTCTGCGATTGCCCGTCAGGGCCTCTGGCATAAGCTGGGGGAGATCGTGGCCCTTTTGGTCGCCGCCCTCTGTGATATCGCTATCAAGGTGATCCTGAGCAGCGCCGCGGCACCGATCCTGTCCGGCTTCGAATATCGACATTATATAACACTGATCGTGGCCATCTGGTATATCTTCACCGAGGCTGGCAGCATCGTCGAGAACGCCGCCAAGCTGGGTGCACCGGTGCCGAAGTGGTTGGCAGAAGGAATCGCCGCCCTGCAGCAGCGGGCGGATGATGTAAGCATCGGGGCAGAAGCGGAAGAGAGATAAGAAGACCGCCTCGCAGCTCCGAAGGCCCGCGTCCCACGCAGGAGATTGATGTAGGAACTGCCAGGCGAAGAGGGGAGAACAGGGGCTATGCAGCCGTTGCCGCATAGCCCCTGTTCTCCATTGGTACAGGCGATTCGACACATATTAAAATAGTGCAAAAGCTATTGAATATACGAAATGGGTTATAAAGTGGGTTATTTCGCCTCAAAGAAAATGCCGAAAGCCCGCTATTCAGCGGGCTTTCCATGGTGCCGGTGACCGGGATCGAACCGGTACGCTGTTGCCAGCGAGGGATTTTAAGTCCCTTGCGTCTGCCAATTCCGCCACACCGGCGTGGCTTCTTACTGTTTGCGGAGAGGATGGCGGCTGCCGTCGGGATAGACGATCACGGTGTTATCCAGCTCGGCCTTCATGCTGGCACGAAAGCGGGCCAGATAGTCCTGCCGAAGGCGCTGGCGCTCCTCCGTCTCGGCCTGAGTCAGCCCCTCCGGAGTGCGGCTTTTGCGGCTCAGCTCGTTGATCCTGGCGATGAGCTCCTCTAATGTCATTCTCTCACCTCGCCCCCATATCTTACCGCGTTCAGGCCCTCCTGTCAAATGGTTTTTCACCTCCGCTCTTTCGCCGCATAGGATGGCGACGAAGGAGAGGTGCTGCGGGATGAAAATCGCCATCATCGGCGGAGATCAGCGAATGACATGGGCGGGGGCTTCCCTCCGGCGACTGGGCGAAGTGATCACCTGGGGGCTGGAGGCGCCGGAGCTGCTTATGGCGGGGAGCGCCCCGGAGGCGCTGGATGGGGCAGATGTCCTGCTGCTGCCGATGCCCGTCTCCCGAAAGCCGGGAACCATCGCGGCGATGGGGGAGGCACTTCCGTTGGCGGAGACGCTGGCTGGACTGCAGCCAGGAACGCTGGTATTGGCGGGGATGCCCGATTCCTGCCTTCGCAGATTGACGGAGGAGAAGGATTGCCGGGCGTTGGATTACAGCGGGCGGCGGGAGGTCACGATCCCAGGTGCCGTGGCCACAGCCGAGGGCGCGCTCTCGGAGCTGATTCAACATACAGAATCAACACTCCGGGACAGCAGGATCCTTGTTTTGGGGGCGGGGCGTATCGGGCTCCGGCTCCTTCGCCTCCTGGATGCCCTGGGAGCGGAGACTGCTGTGTATGCCCGTGGGGACCGGGATCGGGAGCGGATCGAGGCCATGGGTTGGTCTGCGGTTTCTCCCCGGGAGCTGCCCGATGTTCTGGCAACGGCGGATGCGCTGGTCAATACGGTCCCTCAGCGCTTTCTGGATCGCGGGATTTTGGAGAAGGCGGCGCCCGGTACCCTCTACCTGGAGCTGGCTTCCGGCCCGGGCGGCGCCGATCCCGCGGAGCTGAAGGATTTGGGCCTCCGCTTTCAGGCGGCGCCGGGGATTCCCGGGAGGACGGCGCCCAAGTCGTCAGGGGAGGCCGTTGCCCGGGCGGTGACGGCCATCCTTCGTGAAAGGGGTATGATATAATATGTATAAAAAAGACGTGACCGTGGGGTATGCGTTCTGCGGGTCCTATTGCTGCTTTGAGAAGGCGGTCCGCGCTCTGGAGAAGGTGGTCTCGGATTATGGCTGTGTGACGCCCATTTTCAGCGAAAATGCGGCCTCCACCGATACCCGCTTCGGAAAGGCGGAGGACTGGATGAGACTGGTTGGTGAGATCACCGGGGAGGAAATCCTGTCTACCATACGGGCTGCAGAGCCCTTTGGCCCCAGCGGAAGGGCAGATGTGTTGGTAATTGCCCCCTGTACCGGCAATACGCTGGCGAAAATGGCCCGGGGCATTACGGATTCTGCGGTGACCATGGCGGCCAAATCCCAGCTTCGCAATGGAAAACCTGTGGTGATCGCGTTTTCCACCAATGACGGTCTCAGCGGGACCCTGGAAAACATTGCCGCTTTATATAAAAGGAAGAATGTGTACTTTGTGCCCTTCGGTCAGGATGATCCTGTTGGAAAACCAAATAGCCTGGCGTCAGATTTTGAAAAGATCCCCTCGGCCATCGAGGCGGCGCTGGAGGGGCGGCAGCTGCAGCCGGTACTGTTGGCGTCGAAATAGCGGATAGCAGGCAGGAACAAGATGTGGTGGGGGTAAGAGCAGGGGAAGGCACAAGATGTAGAAAGAGGGAAAAGTGCCGAAATAGAGGGGAAAAAACGGGGGAAAGTGGGCGAAAAAATTTGAAAAAAGGGGCTTGACAATTGGGTGAAGGGGTGGTATATTACACAAGCTGTCGCCGAGAGGCAGCGCGAAAGAGAGACCACGGAAAAG